GAAGGCCCGTCTTGGATGAAGCGAATCAGTGATGCGTCGTCCGAATCAGAACTGATGGCGATCTTTGCAGAGGCACAAGCCCAGGGCATTGACCTGGGTGACAATTAAACCTCAACCCCGCAAAGGAACCCCAAATGGCTGACTACTACGCAGCAACAACGGGTACGTCTGCTCTCTCGGTCGATCAGATCGCTTTCGAGAAGCTCGCGTATTTCGCCCTCCGTCCCGAGATGTACTACGACCAGTTCGCAGATGTCCAGGCAACGAACGCAACCAACCCTGGTGCGTCCATCAAGTTCACCATCTTCAACGACCTCGCTGCCGCTACGACGGCACTCGGTGAGGCCGAGGATGTGACCCCTGTTGCGATGAGCGACAGCCAGGTCACGGTGACCCTGTCCGAGTACGGCAACGCAACCGTCACGACCGCCAAGCTCCGCGCTTCGTCGTTCCTCCCGGTTGACCCGGTGGCCGCCAACGCGGTCGGCTACAACGCCGGTCTGTCGATTGACACCATCGCCAAGAACGTCCTCCAGGCTGGCGACAACGTGATTTACGCAACGGGCGGCGCAACCGACCCGTCGAGCCGTACCACGGTCAACTCGGATGACACCCTCGCAGCGAACGATGTCCGCAAGGTCGTCGCCCAGCTCCGTGGTGCCAACGTCCCGACCATCAACGGTTCGTACGTCGGCTTCATCCACCCGGACGTTTCGTACGACTTCCGTTCCGCTACCGACGCAGCCGCGTGGCGTACCCCCGCCAACTACGTGGACCCGACCGGTATCTACAACGGTGAGATCGGAATGTTCGAAGGTGTCCGTTTCATGGAGTCGTCCCGCGCCCCGCTGTTCGCCAATGCGTCGAACAACTCGGGTTCGACCGGCACCATCGACGTGTACGGCACCCTGATCATGGGCCGTCAGGCTCTTGCAAAGGGCATCAGCCTCGGCGGTGAGTACGGCGCACAGCCGACCATCGTGTACGGCACCGTCACCGACCTGCTCAAGCGTTTCCGTCCGGTGGGCTGGAAGCACTTCGTGGGTTACGGCGTGTTCCGTCAGGAGGCCCTGCGCCGCATCGAGTCTGCTTCGAGCATCGGCACCAACGCCTAACATTCCATCCCGTTGTCGGGATGATGAGCGAACCCCCTGCCTTCGAGCGGGGGGTTTTGCTTTGTGTTATTGTCGGTTTTAGCCGAATGTTCTGTAAGGAGAAATCATGGCCGCGAAGAAGAAGGCAGCAGCACCGAAGGCTTCTGCACCCGCAAAGAAGACAGCATCTAGTTCTAACAGCGGTGCGAACATTGATCGCCGCAAGGTGACTTCTGCTCCTGCTAATCCGAAGAAGGACAAGGTTGCTAATCCAACGAAGTCAACTCGTCTTCCTGGTGGGGCGGTTGCCAACCCCGACAGGATTTCTGTGTACGAATACAACTCCAAGACTGGTCGTGAAGACCTGGTTGGGAGTGTCGGTCGTTACGACACAAGCCTTGGATTTGGTGCCGATCCCAAAAAGTGGCGTTTTGTTCGTCCGTCTTCCAAGGATTACGCCAAGGGTTACAGGCCGGTGCTGGTTGAAAACAGGCCCGCAAACAAGGCGAAGCCGACCCCCAAGGGCAAGAAGTAACAACACTTCTTGTTATGGCCACGTTTAAGCCTCCAACAGATGATCTTGTAGCGTGGGCTGACAAAGGTGAACGCGGCATTTTTGCTGTGTTGGCACCGGGTCCGCGTGGCAGAAACGTGTGGAAAATGAAAGATGGTTCGTTCCGGGAGGATCAACCGTCTGACTGGTGGAACATTGACATCCTGTATCACGGTGGTCATATTCATCCGATTACGGCTGATGAACAAGCTGACCTTGAGGCGGCTGGCTATGGGGATTACATCACGGAATGATTAAGCATCGTGAAACACATCCATCGCTGGATGTGGAGGGTTGTTTCGGTTGCAAGGTTGCTGGGGTGTCGTTTGGGGCTAACGAGTCCACGACCCGTGGGGCTGAGGTGCGTGAGATCAATGCGCGGGAAAAGTCTTGGAATCGGGATATGCCTGCGTATAAGCGGTTGAGGGAGCAGGGTTTGCAGCCTCGACAGATTGATGGGGCTGCGGCTTTGGAGAGTCGTGCGTCGGAACGCTGGCAGATTGAGGGTGCGCCTGTGGCGGAGGCTGTGCCGGTTTCGTTGTGAATGTTCAGTCGTGGACGGGGTATACCGATCCTCGTTTCGGGTATGGGGCGATGTTTGATGGGTTCCGGTCGGCGTTGCCGAAGACTGTGGTGTTGGACCCGTCGGGGTCTGTGAATGTTCATTTGTCTGTGCCGAATGTGGTGAAGGGTTGGCTGGTTGGGCAGCATCGGGTGTGTTTTACGATGTGGGAAACGACGGTGTTGGACCCGGTGTTTGTTCGCTGGTTGGGGCAGTACGATCAGATTCTTGTTCCGTGCGAACATAATGTTGAACTGTTCGGTCAGCATCATCAGGATGTGCGGATGGTGCCGTTGGGGGTGGACCACAAGTTTTGGCGGCCTCAGCCTCGAATTGTGGATGGCCCGTTCAGGTTTCATGCTGGTGGGTCGTTGTGGCGCAGGAAGGGCCTGGACGTTGTTGTAAGGGCTTTTGAGGCTCTCAAATTGTCGGACGCTGTTTTGCATATCAAAGCGGCTCCACACGCAGCAGACACGCCGAGAGGGGGCTTTCCAGCAAACGTGGTGTTACACCGTAAGTGGATGTCGCTGGAGGAGCAGCGGGACTGGTTTAACCAGGCGGATTGTTTCATTGCTGCGAGCCGGGGTGAGGGGTTTGGGTTGATGCCGTTGCAGGCGATTGCGTTGGGGGTGCCGACGATTGTGTCGGAAACTTCGGGGCAGGTGCAGTTTGCGGATTGTGCGTGGGGTCGGGTGCCTGTTTTGAAGGTGAAGGCGGACACGATTGGGGAGTGGGATGAACCTGATCAGGGGGTGTTGGAGGAGTTGATGATGCTCGCTTACCGTAACCGTGGCACGATTCGGGAGGAAGCTGAACTGAACATTCCGAAAACAGAACGGTTCGCATGGAAGCACTCCACCAAGAAACTGTTGGCCGCTGTCCCCACGGGTGTCATGCTTAATCATGCTGACCGGGTGTTGCCTGATGTGCAGGTTTCTGTGCAGGCCCGGCGTAAAGTCAACGCCACTATCGGAAACTTCACCTACAAAATGGAACCTGGTTATAGTTATGTAATACCGGAACACGTGTTTGAGGTACTATCAGCCTCGAACGCATTGGAGACAGCATGATTGAGTACCGAGGCGAAAAGTTCGCGGGATACAACAAACCGAAGCGCACCCCGAACGCAAGCAAGTCACACGCTGTTCTCGCCAAGGAAGGCGACAAAGTGAAGTTGATCAGGTTCGGTCAGCAAGGTGTCCAGGGTTCCCCGGATGGCACCGCCCGCAACAAAGCGTTCAAAGCTCGTCACGCTGCCAACATCGCCAAGGGAAAGATGTCTGCCGCGTACTGGGCAAATAAGGTAAAGTGGTAGGGCTATGGCCCAACCCGCTGATCAGGATTTGACAATCACCCGTGGTGACACGGAAACGCTTGTTGTCACCATCACGTCGGATGACGCTGGCACCCCTGTCAACATCACGGGCCGTACCTACCGCGCACAGATTCGTTTGACTCCGGACTCGAACACGGTCAAAGCTTCGTTCACTTGCACTGTCACATCGGGTGCGAACGGTCAGGTGACGTGTGTGTTGGCTGCTGCTGATTCGGCTGCACTGCCGGTTGGTTTGGGGTATTGGGATTTGGAAGAAACCGCCTCGGGTGTGGTTTCCACGATTCTTGCGGGGAACGTCACCGTTTTGGCTGATGTGACCAGGTAGCCTCATGGCGACCACACTCATCACAGTCAACAGGGGAACAACCGGTCTTGAATCGTATGACATCACGGTTGTTCGTACTTCGGAAACTGTTGGGGCGTTGCTGGTTCCTGCTGTTAGTGCGGTGTCGATTGCTACTGCCGTTACGGTGGTTTCAACTGCGAACGCTGGTCCGCAAGGTGCGACAGGTCCGACAGGCCCGCAGGGTTCTACGGGTGCGACAGGTCCGACAGGATCAACAGGTCCGACGGGTGCAACTGGTAACACGGGTGCTACCGGACCGACAGGTAGCGTAGGTGCGACTGGCCCGACTGGGGCGAAAGGGGATACAGGTGCCACAGGAGCAACAGGTCCGACAGGACCTACTGGCAGTGCAGGTCCAACTGGACCCACGGGAAGTACAGGACCTACGGGAGCTGTGGGTCCTACTGGAGCAAGTGGAGCGACGGGCGCAACGGGACCTACAGGTCCCACGGGAGCAACTGGCGCGGTTGGCGCAACTGGACCGACAGGTCCAACAGGGGCAACGGGACTTACGGGTGCTACAGGACCGACTGGTCCGACTGGAGCAACAGGATCGACTGGCGCAACTGGGGATGTGGGTCCTACCGGGCCTACTGGTCCTACTGGGGCTGCTAGCACTGTAACTGGACCTACCGGTCCGACTGGTCCTACGGGTCCTGCTGGTTATGTCGGGTCGGATGGCGCGACTGGTCCTACGGGACCTACGGGTCCTACGGGTCCTACTGGTGCTGCTGGCACGATTGGTGTTGATGGTGCTACGGGTCCTACAGGCCCTACTGGTCCCACGGGTCCCACAGGTGCAACTGGTACAGCAGGAGCTGTTGGTGCTACAGGCCCTACGGGTCCGACTGGGGCTACCGGACCTACTGGTCCAACGGGAGCCACAGGTACGGCTGGGGCAACTGGTGCAACAGGTCCTACGGGTCCGACTGGGCCGACCGGGCCGACAGGCGCAACAGGTGCTGCCTCGACTGTTACTGGACCTACAGGGCCGACTGGTCCTACAGGGCCGACTGGTGCGGCAGCTCCAACACAAACCACGACTAACCTTATGACTTACACGATGATGACGATGGAGTTCTGATGGCTGTCAATGATGTTTTTCCGAAGATGCTTGCCACGCCGACGGCTGTGTCAAATGGCAGTGCGTCCACGGTGTTTACTGTGACGACCGGGTATCAGTGGACTGTGAAGCAGATTATTATTTGCAATACGGATTCGGTGGATCGCTGGTTTTCGTTGGGTTATAACGCTACGTCTGCTACGGCTGGTAATTGTTTTGTGTATCGGATGCCGATTGCGGCGAATGACACGATTGTGTTGGATACGGCGTTGGTGTTTAACGCGGGTGAGAAGTTGTTTGCGGATGCTGATACGGCTTCGAAGGTGAATGTGTCTGTGACTGGGTGGGAGAGGCAGACGGCCTGATGGCTATTTCGTCGGGTTTGGGTGGGTACACGCCACCTGGTTTGGTGTTGGTCAAGTCGCAGACGATTGGGTCGGCTGTGTCCACCGTGACAATAAGTGATTGTTTTTCAAGTAACTATGACAATTACCGCATTACTGTTTCGGGTACTGTTACTAGTGGTGCTGGCAATGCAATGACTTTTACGACATCAAGTGGTGGCACGGCAAGCACAACAGGGTGGTATGGAAATACTTTCTACATTGTTACTGGTGCTAGTGGTTCATTGTCCAACGCAACTTTCAGTAATAATGGATTTAGTGAGTGCGGTTCAATAACAACATCAACTGGTGGAAACTCAATGATTTTTGATGTGCAAGCACCGTTTGCTTCCGAATACACCCGTGTTCAATTTCACAGTGCTGACGCGGCATACATGAGGTTTGGTCAATTTGTTCATCAGGTTGCTAGTTCGTATGACGGTTTTCGCATTTCTACATACGGGGTGACTCTTACTGGTGGCGTGATTCGGGTGTACGGGTACAGGAACTAAACATGGGTATCAGTCAGCAACTCGCAGCTTCGCGTTTGATCCAGCCGGGGGTGTGTACGTCTTCGACCCGGCCAGCGTCACCGTACGAAGGTCAATGCATCTACGAAACCGATACCGACAAGATGCTCATCTACGATGGCTCTGCCTGGTATCCACCGAAGAACACTGCATGGGGTGTCTTGGGTAGACATGAACTTACGACAGCGTTCAGCACATCGTCACCGCACACCACATACCAGGATGAAGGTTTGTCTGTGTCTGTGACTTATGGACCGAACAGGCTACTAAGGGCAACATTGTTGATTCGCCCATACACCAACGGCGGCACAAACTTTGTTTTGTACAAGGTTTTGCGTGGATCAACTGCGGTTACTTCTTGGGGTTTTGGTCTTCCCGACATTTCTAATGGTGAAGCCCCGAACAAGACCGTGAGTTATGTTTTTGCTGGACCGTCTACTGCCGGTACTGAAACATTCAAGGTTCAGATTTGCGGTACACCGAACAACACGCAGGTGACTTCGTATGGTCAGCCAACCACCAGCGATGGCCCTCGCCAACTTGTCATTGAAGATATTGGACCTGCGTAATGGCTATTTCGAATAACAACACTGGTTTGCGTCCCGGGGTTTGCACCAGCAGCACACGCCCTGTCAGCCCGTACAACGGCCAAGTCATCTACGAGACTGACACGAAGCAGACCTTGGTGTATCAGGGATCGAACTGGGTGATGCTGACCGACGCAGACACCCCACCCGGGCTGGTCCTCATTAAAACTCAAGCAGTCGGAACAACTGTTTCAAGTGTCACTGTCACAGGCGTTTTCAGTAGCGAATTTGACAACTACAAAATCACTTGGAACAACGGCACATTTTCTGCTGGCAACGATGGTTATTTGCAGCTTGGTTCGTCAACATCAAGTTACGCCTACCAAATCCACTATGCGAACTTTGGAGCGTCTTCTCCTTTGACGTACGGTGCAACAAGCGATGCGAACTTCAGGTATGTGACAGAAGGCGATACCAATGTCGCTGGGATAAATGCGGAATTGATTGGTCCGTATCTTTCCAAGTACACCGCTTGTTACGCTTTGGGTCTTGGATCAGGCATCGCCTCTATGCACTTGTTTGGTCTCCACAAAGTTGCATCTTCGTATACAGATTTTACTGTTGGACCCAATAGTGGGACTATGAGTGGAGGAACCATCCGTGTCTATGGATACAGAAACACCATCTGACGAGCGACCGAACATTCAGATCGATGACCTGGTACGTCCGATGACCGACGAAGAATACGCCGAATGGCTCGCCCGGCCCACACCGGAGCCGCTAGCCTAAAACCGCTGAGGAGGGGACATGAAAATTGCTGTCTACACGATCGCAAAAAACGAAGAACAGTTCGTTCAACGCTGGGCCGACAGTTGCGCCGAAGCCGACTACCGGTTCATCCTGGACACCGGATCAACCGACCGCACCCGTGAAATAGCCGAACAGTACGGCCTGCACTGGGAACTTAAACAGTTCTTCCCGTGGCGATTTGACATTGCCCGTAACGAATCCCTCGCTTACCTGTCAGACGACATTGACTACTGCATCGCCCTTGACATGGACGAGGTACTCCAACCCGGTTGGAGACAAGCCCTCGAAACCTTCCTCACCAACAACCCGACCGTCACCCGACCCCGCTACAAATACGTGTGGTCCTGGAACCCTGACGGAACAGAAGGATTGGTGTACGGCGGAGACAAAATCCATCACCGCGACAACTACACCTGGCGGCACCCCGTTCACGAAGTTCTCACCCCGTTAGACGGTGAAACCCAAGGGTTCGTTCCCGGACTTGAAATCCACCACCACTCCGACCCCACTAAGTCACGCGCCCAATACCTGCCCCTGCTTGAACTGGCTGTCAAAGAAGACCCGAGTGATCCCCGCAACCAGTTCTACCTCGGACGGGAATACTTCTACCAGGGCAACAAACAGTTGGCTATCAAGCACCTTGTGTCTGCCACCCTCCTCGGGGATTGGCCACCCGAAAAAGCCGCTGCGTACAGGATGCTGTACAAACTGTCCGGTCAACTTATCGATTTGTATCGTGCGTTGATGCAAGACCCGTGCCGCCGGGAAACCCTTGTCGCTCTTGCCCAGCATTATCACGACCAGCAAAACTGGCGGGCCTGCTACCAGTACGTCAATGCTGCCCTGCTCATCACCGAAAAACCGTTGGACTATTTATGTGAAGCAGACGCATGGGGGTGGCTTCCCTATGATTTGGCGGCTGTTTCCAGCTGGCATTTGGGGTACCGTCACGAAGCCAAAACCTATGGGGAACAAGCAGTCTTGTTGAACCCTTGCGATGATCGGCTTCGGGCGAACATGGAGTGGTACACTCAGGGGAACCCCGTCTAAAGGAGTATCCATGTCTGCTAAGGGTGAGAAGTACAAGTCCAAGGGTGCGATGATGAAGCACGAAAAGGGCGAAGGCGCGAAGGAACGGATGATGGAGTACGGCAAGAAGAAGGCTGCTCCGAAGAAGTCCAAGAAGAAGTAGTGGCTGCCAAGCGCAAGTCCAAGACCGAGAAGGTCATGCACGAATTCAAGACCGGAACCCTGCACTCAGGCAAGGGTGGCCCGGTTGTGAAGTCACGCAAGCAGGCAATCGCTATTGCCCTGTCCGAAGCAGGCAAGGCGAAGAAGGCCAAGAAGAAGTAAATGTCCACGGTCGGCACCGTCATTGACCGCACTGTTCGACAGTTGATGTCGGGGACGGTGGAGGAACGCAACAAGACTGTTGGTTCCTTGTCCGCGTCTGCCACGTCTGTGTCAATGCAGTACGACCTGGGTGGCATCCGCCCCGGTGGTGTCATACAGGTCGAAGCCGAACTGATGTACGTGTGGGAAATCAGTGCCGGAGCCAAGTCCGCAACCGTGGAACGAGGCTACAACGGCACCACCGCCACCACCCACGCCGCTG